GATCATCTACGGGTCCCAGCTGGAGCCGGACTGGCCGTCCGGCGAGCTGGACGCCGAGCTGCTCGGCTACGTCTACGCGAACCGCGGTATCGGGGCCGGGGAGCCGCACTTCCTGCTCCCGAAGGACATGGCGCACTGGGCCCCATTGCCAGACCCGGAGATGACGGGCCTGGGCATGTCGTGGCTGACCCCGGCGATAAGAGAAATGCAAGGTGACAGGCTCGCATCCGAACACAAAATCCGCTATTTCGAACAGGGCGCCACTCCTAATCTTGTAGTCAAGGGAATACCGGCTGTGAGCAGGGAGGCGTTCCTGGAGCTGGTCGAGGACATGGAGGAGCGCCACGCGGGCGTCGCGAACGCGTACCGCACTCTTTATCTGACCCAAGGTGCCGACGCGACAGTAATCGGCTCGAATCTCGCCGAGCTGGACCTGGGGGCGGTTCAGGGCAGGAACGAGACGCGGCTGTCGGTGCTGTCGCGGGTCCCGGCGTCGCTGCTGGGGATCAGCGAGGGACTGGCCGGATCGTCGCTGAACGCGGGGAACTTCTCCGCGGCGCGGCGGAACTTCGCGGACACGTGGGTGTACCCGACCCTGCAGGACATGGCGAACTCGCTGGCGCCGGTGGTGAAGGTCCCGGCCGACGCGGAGCTGTGGTTCGACACGGCCGACATGCCGATCCTGCGGGAAGACGCGCGGGACGCCGCTGATATCGAGCAGGTCAAGGCCACGACGATCACCATGTACGTGAAGGAAGGCTTCACCCCGGAGTCGTCGGTGGCGGCGGTCACCGGGCAGGACGTGACGCTCCTCAAGCACGGCGGCCTTTTGTCGGTCCAGCTCCAGCCGCCCGGGTCGGGCCCGCCGGCCACTCCGGCACCGGTCCCGCCGGCGGTGCCGGCATCCAACGGCGCAGGAGGGGCAGGCGATGGCTGACAACCCGAAGCCCTACGGGAACGTCAAGTACGCCGACCCGAAAAATGGCAAGTACCCGATCGACACGGCCGCGCACGCCAAGGCGGCTCTCGCGTACATCTCGATGCCGAAGAACGCGGCCAAGTACCCGCTGAACGGCGTCACCCTCAGCGAGGTCAAGGCCCGCATCAAGGCCGCCTGCGCGAAGTTCGGCGTCCAGGTCAGCGAGAGCAACAGCGCCGGGTGGGCGGAAGACTGGCTGGAGCGGTTCAACAAGATGCACGCGCCCGCCGGGAGCGCGGCCGGGGGCCAGTTCGCCGCCGCGTCCGGCAGTGGCACCGGCAAGGGCGGCAAGGGCAAGGACACCCGCCCGACCCCGTCCAATCAGCATCCGGTAGGCCAGGGCGAGACTGGCAAGCGGGTCTCGGACCTGCAATCCCGCCTCAACACCCTCGGCGCCAGGCCGCCGCTGAAGGTTGACGGGATCTTCGGCCCGAAGACCCTGGCGGCGGTGAAGGCGTTCCAGAAGGCGCACGGCCTGAAGGTCGACGGGCTGGTCGGCCCCCTGACGACGGCGGCGCTGCGGGCCAGGCCGGCTGCCGCCAAGACCGCCCCGGCCAAGACCGTCCCGCACGCCCCGGCCAAGACAACCCCGGCGAAGGCTGCCCCCGGCGGCGGCAAGCCGTCCGCGGTGAAGAAGGCGGCCCCGCCGCGCGGGACAGAGCCGGCGGGCGCGGACCGGGCGTCTGACCTGAAGTACGGCAAAGGGTCGGCGCTATGGGCGTACTGGACCCGCGGCAAGGGGTACGCGAAGTGGTCCGGGGCCGTCCACAAGTGGACGACCCTGCGTGACCTGCTGCTTTCAGAGGGCGTCCCGCCGGGGGAGGCTGACGGGCTGGCCACCAACATCATCCAGGCGGTCATGCCGGGCTACATGAAACAGGCCCACCAGAAGGGACGGTCCGCGGTGGCGCACGCACCTGACCTGGACGTCGTCCGCTCCGGCGGCGGGATGAAGCTGGAGCCGGCGGAAGACGGGACGCTGGGGACGCTGACGGGCCGGTTCTCCGAGTTCGGCCGCTGGTACCGGGTGTCGTCGAAGATGGAAGGCGACTTCATGGAACGCGTCGCCCCGGGTGCGACGGTGGACACGATCCGCGACAACCGGGACTCGATGCGGGTCCTGTTCGACCACGGGATGGACGCCCAGATCGGCAACAAGGTGCTGGGCCCCATCGCCACGCTGGAGGAGAAGTCCGACGGCCCCCACTACGAGGTGCCGCTGTTTGACACGTCGTACAACCGGGACCTGCTGCCGGGCCTGAAGGCGGGCGTGTACGGGGCGTCGATGCGGATGCGGGTCACCGGCGACGAGTGGGACGACCACCCCGCCCGGTCCGGTGCCAACCCGGACGGCATCCCGGAGCGGACGATCACGGCGATGAAGGTGCTGGAGTTCGGCCCGGTGACGTTCCCGGCGAACCCGGGCGCATCGGCCGGGATCCGGTCCGGCACGGATGAGTTCTACCACCGGCTGCGGCAGGCGGATGCCCCCGCGTTCGAGGACGCGATGCGGGCGGCCGGCCTGCCGCTTTACGAGGACTTCACCGGGCGGGACGGCGCGCGGAGCGCCCCCGGCGGTGACCGCACGGACGTGCAGCCAGGAAACGGCGGGACGTCACCCCCCACCATCCTGAAAGCGGCCCTGCGGGACCGCGTATGGCGCATGAGGAGACAGCTAGATGCCTGAGAACGAGACCCGGGACGAGTTCCTCCCGGGGAGCATGGACGACCTGCGCGGCCGGACCCCCGACGAGCTCCGGAAGCTGTTCGGGGTGCTCGACGCGCACCTCAAGAGCCTGCACCAGACCGACGACGGAGAGCTCCGGGAACTCGACGACGCCGAGGCCTCCGCGTTCGAGCTCGGCATGCGGATGCGCGAGGAGATCCTGAGCCGGCTCGAGGAGCACCGCAAGATCAGCGAGGTGTTCCGCCGCCGCCCCGAGGCCGTCCAGCAGGCGTACGCGAACATCCGCCACGGCCTGGACGACCCCGCCGGCGACACCCGCCGCATCACCAACTCCGAGGCCCGCGACCGGGCGCTGCGGGTCCTGGACTCCTACGCCGCCGCCGACCTGTCCGACGCGCAGAAGACCCAGGTGGACAAGCTGGTCCGCCGCGACCACGTCACCGCCCGCCGGATCCTGGTCACCGAGGACGAGGACTACCGGACGGCGTGGATGAAGATGGTCACCGACATCCACCCGGTCCTGTCCCCGGAGGAGAACCGGGCGATGCAGGCCTGGTACGAGTTCCGGGCCCTGGGCGACTGGTCGACCACGGCGGGCGGGTTCGGCATCCCCGTGTTCATCGACCCGTCCATTATCTTGACCGCACAGGAAAGCGGCAATCCATTCCTTTCCATTGCCAAGCAGGTGACGGTCAACACCAACCAGTGGAAGGGCGTGTCCTCCGCCGGTGTGACGTGGGCGTTCCAGACTGAGGCCGCGGCCACCACGGACAACTCCCCGGTGCTGGCGCAGCCCAGCGTCCTCGTGCACATGGCCAGGGGCTTTATCCCCTATAGCATAGAAATCGGCATGGATTACCCGGGGTTCGCCTCGGAGATGTCCACGCTGCTCGCCCAGGGGTACGACGAGCTGCTGGTCAACAAGTTCACCACCGGGTCGGGCACGGGCGAGCCGAAGGGCATCCTCACCGCGATCAGCGCCGTGTCCGGGGACCGGGTGAAGTTCGCCAGCGGCACCGGACTGCTCACCGCCGCGGACCCGTACAACGTGTGGAAGGCGCTGCCGCAGAAGTACAGGCGGAACGCCTCCTGGCTCATGTCGATCGGGGTGAACAACGGGATCCGGCAGCTCGGCACGGCCAACGTGTTCCACGGCTACACGGTCAACCTGCCGGAGGGCTGGGCGGACCAGCTGTTCAACAAGCCGGTCTACGAGTCGGCGTACATGCCCGACAGCACCACCTGGACGACCACCGCCGAGGGCCAGGCGATCGTCGGCGATTTCTCGAATTTCGTGATCGCCCGGAATGGCGGGATGAGCGTGGAATTGGTACCCCAGCTTTTCCAGCAGGTGACTGCTGGCGCTGGCGGCGGCCCGGCTGTTCCCACAGGTCAAAGGGGCTGGTTCGCCTATGCGAGGATAGGCAGTGACTCATCGAACACTGCCGGTTTCCGCCTTTTGGTGGCCAACTCGTAACTAGGCTGGTTACCTGTTAGACTAGTGATGCCGGGGAGATACCGCTCCCCGGCATCGAGCCAGAACACCTTTCACGGAGGTGCCCTGACATGGGTGACCCTACTTGCTCAGTTGCCGAATGCCCCGGAAAAGTCATTGCCCGGGGCCTATGCGGCAAGCACTACCAGCGCCTGGCCAAGCTCGGCGATCTTGCCGGACTGCCGCTCGCCGCTTGCGCTTACTGCGGTGAGCAGTTCCGGCCCAGGCGCAGGGACCAGCAATACTGCAGTCGTCCCTGCAAGATCACGGCGAGCATCGAGCGCCGCCCGAGGCCGCCCCTGCGCGGCGAGCCCGCATGCCGGTCCTGCGGCGCACCGTTCACCGAGCAGGACCGTCGCCGTGGCCGGGTCCACTGCGAGCGGAATGAATGCGACCGGGCCTATCACCGCGCGGCCGCGCAGGCGATGCGCGAGCGGGACCTCGCGGCCCTGCCGCCGCAGCAATGCGCAGAGTGCGGAACGTCATTCACGGATGCGCACCGGAACAAGCGGTACTGCTCGCCGGACTGCAAGCGCGCGGCGCTGCTCCGCCGCCGCCGTGACACGGAGTACCAGCCCGCGCCGAAGGCATGTGCGGAATGCGGCGGGCCCGTGCCCTACAAGAGCGGCAAGAAGCGGTTCTGCAGTGAGGACTGCCGCAGGATCTTCGTAGCCAGGGACGCCCGCTGGAAGACCAAGGGCCTGACGCCGGATCACGGCATGGCTGAGATCTGCGGGCTGTGCGGCACCGGTCAGCGACTTGACATCGACCATGATCACCTGTGCTGCCCTGGCCAGCGTTCATGCGGTAAGTGCGTCCGGGGTTTCCTGTGCAGGCCGTGCAATGTCGGGCTGGGCATGTTCGGTGATGACCCGGCGCGGCTCAGGGCGGCGGCTGAGTACATCGAGCGGCACCGCGAGGCGCTGATCGTCTAACCATCTAGGAGTGTCATGGCTGACCAGAAGGCCGAGCAGAAGGCACCCGCGAAGGCACCGGCACCGGCGCCGCTGGGTGACGCGGCGGCGTCCACGGATCCGGTGGTGCAGAACCTCCTCGCCCACCGGGCCATCGCCGTCAGCAACGGCGACGAGGACGCCATCAAGGCCATCGACGGCCAGCTGGCGGACCTCGGCGTCGAATAGGGAGGGCCGCCGGTGGCTACCTACCAGCCTGCGGGCGACTCGTGCTATGCCCTGATCCAGAACCTGATGGCGCAGTGGCTGATCTTCACCTCCAACGGGCAGTCGTCTGCGGCTGCCGCGGTGGAGACGCAGCTGAACGCGCTGGGCGCGTCGATGACCGGCGCGTGAAAGAGCCCCCGGCTGGCGGGACTCGAACCCGCAATTTCCCTCTTTGACCGTTTACGGGCTCCTCGCGGAGCGGGGCGCGCGACCGCCGCAGCTACAGCCGGGGGCCAGCGGCAAGTCTAGTCGTGGCGGGCCCGGCCCCCCAGGTGCCGGGCCCGCCACATCAACCTGGGAAGAAGGACCGTGGACGTCGTGTACGCGAAGTACAGCACGCAGGTGGCCACCCCTGACGGCGGCCGCCATTTCGTCCAGGGCGGGCAGCACTGGCCCGCGGACGACCCGGTGGTGAAGGCCGCCCAGGACGTGTTCTCGCCGGACGCCCGGTACGGGGTGTCGTACTCGGTGGCGCCCGCCGAGCTCGCCGACCCGCCGGTCGAGCAGGCGACGGCCGCGCCGGGCGAGAAGCGGAACACGCGGCGCGGGGCGGGCGCATGACGCTGCC